AATCACCATTTGCATTTTTACCCCAGTTTTCTTTTACACTGTATTTGTATGCCATAGTTTATCCTCCTTTTCTTTTCTTATATTTTATTTTTAACTTGTTGTCACTGTCTTAATTGCGTGAGATACTGTCCATTCTTCTGTAGCTGTTAAAATAGGTGGTTCTCCACCTACAGCTAAAGCAGCAGTTGGTGATCCTACACCTGTAAGATTTCTTCTACCCGTTGCAAGATTATTTAATTCAGTCCAAGCAGTACCATTCCAAGATTCTGTATTTACAGTAACGGTTGGATAGCCACCACCAAAACCTAATGCATCTGTGTTAGTGCCTTGTGTACCACTTCCTACACCATATCTCTCATCTGTATTCATATCGGCTACCTCTGTCCAACTAGAACCATTCCAAGATTCAGTGTATCCATTTTCTGGATTACCACCAAAAACAAGACCTGCTGTAGTAAGTCCTGAACCTCCAAAATATGCTCTACCACTATTAATATCTGCTATTTCAGTCCAACTGCTTCCATCCCATTGTTCAACAATAGCTGCAGATCCAGAAGCTGCTGATGAACCTCCTACTGCAAAAGCAGATGTGCTTGTATGTCCAACACTAGCGTGCCCAAATCTTGCGGTGTTTAAATCTCCAACTTCAGTCCAAGAAGATCCATTCCATGTTTCTGCATTTGCATGTCTTGCATTGCTATAACCTCCAAATTTTAAAGCAGCAGTTTGAGTGCCTGTTCCCCCTGTATAACTTGCTTCTTGATTTAAATCTGCAGCTTCAGTCCAAGAACTACCATCATATTGTTCGTGCAATCCATATCTAGGACTACCACCATCTGCGTCACCGCCAAATATTGCTCCTGCAGTTTGAGTTCCTGAAGCTCCTGCAGCATAACGTTTTGTATTTAAGTTTCCACCTGAACTCCAAGTTCCAGTTCCTAAACCTACGAACTCAAATTGACCATTACCAGAATTATAATAAATTGAACCTTCAAATCCAGATGGATATGTATACTCTTCTGAACCGCTTCTAAACCCAACGGTTGTACCACCAATATCTTTGTACTTAGCCATTATTTATCTTTCAATAGCCAACCTTGTGTAGAATCAGAATACACTAATGTAAAACCAGCTCTTTCTACACTGACAGTTAAGTCTGCAGCTACGCCTTCTATGGGTTGTGAATTTCTTCCTACTGTAAGTGCATTTGTATCAAATGTACCTGCATAATCTTTAATTGAAACCTCATCTCCTAAACTAGGTGATGCTGGTAATGTAACTGTAAATGATGCTGACGTTGTGTTTGCAAATACACCTTGTCCTGCTGATGCAGTGTAATTAGAAGTTTTAACAGATTGCCAAGAAGTTCCACCACCAATATATGTTTTAATATCAGTCATAGCCACTTGAACCATTGTACCATTATCATTTAATACAACTCTATCTGCATCTGCAACTGTTGTACTTGTTGCTGATGTGCCGCCATCTATAATATTTAATTCTGCAGTTGTTGAGTTAACACCATCTAATATATTTAATTCTGCTGCTGTAGATGTAACTGCTGTTCCATTAATAGCTAACTTATCTGTTACAATATTAAACGTTCCATTGTCTTCAATTCTTGCAACTTCTGTGCCATCTCTTTGTTGAAAAATAATATCTTTAGCATCAACAACTGGTCTTATAATTACATCACTTGATGAGTTAGTTATTCTTAAAACTTCTGTGCCACCAGCTTTAAAGTTAAAATCGTTACCTGCTGCGTCTAATATAATATCAGCAGCTGCATCAATTGTTAAATTATTAGCTGATATAGTTAAATCTGTTCCGTCACCTTCAATTTTTTCTGAGTCTCCACCAAAAACTATTCCAACGTTATTAGGTATGTGAACATCTGATGTTGCTGTTAAATTTAATTTAGCACTAGAAGATATGGTTAAATCAGTTCCATCGCCTTCAATTTTTTCACCATCATCACCAAAAGTTAATCCAATGCCAGATCCAATATTTATATCTCCGCCTGAACCAACAGCAAAAGTTATGTCTGTTCCATCGCCTGAAATATGTTCCTCAGCAGCACCTAATTGTAATTGTTTGCCAGAAGCCATTTTAAACGCCGAAACGTCTCCATCAAATCTAGCAACTTCTGTAGAAGAACCACCATCATTAACTTTAAATATTATATCTTTGTCTGATGTTGCAGACTCAACTATAAAATCAGTAGAACTATTTGTAAATGTAGCAATAGTTGTTCCACCGTCTTTGAAGAATATATCACCACCGTCAGCGTCTAATGTAATATCTGTTGTTGCATCAAGTGTAATTGTTGATCCTGAATCTATCTCTGCAATTACAGGTGTAGTTAAAGTTTTGTTTGTTAATGTTTGTGTAGCTGCAATACCTGCAATTGTGTCAGTTGAGGCAGGTAAAGTTAAAGTTACGTTACCAGAAAAATCTGAGTGCGCAGGAGCTTGAATTTGTGCATAGTGTGCATTAGAAGATTCACAGTAAAATCTTACAACAGATTGTGATCCTCTATTTTTAACGTCAATAACACCACCTTCAAGTATAAGTGCACCACCATCAGACATATCAAAAGTTGCAGCAGTAATATCTGAAGAACTATCTGTCCCTTTAAATATAATATCTGAATCACCAGCTTGTGCATCAATTGTAATGTTACCTGATGTTGTTGTAAGACTAACAGCTGCATCACCTGCAGTAATGTCATCTGCTGCTGAAGATACACCTGTTTGTGCATAAGTTTTTAGTCTAGATGCTGTAACTTTTCTATTTGTTCCACCAGCACCGTCATCAATAATAAATAAGTCAGCGTCTACAATTGCTGCACCAATATCTGTTGCACCATCAATATCAAGGTTTGCCACTGAGAACTCACCTGTAGCAGCACCCATGTATGTTTTAATTCTTGAAGCAGTTGCTTTTCGCATTGTGCCACCGGCACCGTCATCTATTAAAAATAAATCAGCATCAGCAATAGCACCACCTACATCTGTTCCACCATCAAGATCAATATCAGCAATGTTTATAGAACCATCAGGAAATACTGGTGCTTGTGAAAATGTTACTACACCACCTGAAGAAATAGAAATTGCATCAGCATCTGAAGCAGAACCTATTTGTCCTCCATCAGCTACTCTTAAATCATGATTTAATGCTAAAGTACCAGCATCAGACATATCAAAAGTTGCAGCAGTAACTGTTGAACCGCCATCGTTACCTTTAATAACAAAGTCTTTATCTGAAACTTTAGTTTCTAAAATTACATCACTAGATGAATTATGAATACGAGCCATCTCAGTGCCATCATCTTCATAAATAATACCACTACCTGCTGTACCTGCATCTAATGTAATACCACCTGCTGATTCTAAATTAATTGAATCAACTGCAGTACCATCTGATACAATGTCTAAATCCCCGTCTGCATTAGAACCTATATATAATCCAGAATCTCTGAATTGTAATCTCATTGCAGCATTTAATAATAAAGCTGTATCTGCAACATGAGTAAGTGATACATCTGAATCTGCACCAAAATTTAATACAGCACTATCACTTAATAATTTAACATCATCACCAAAAACAGCATCTTTAGCTACAGATAATCCACCATCTGTTTGTAAGGAGCCATCTGTTGTAGAAGTTGCTTCAGTTGTATCGTCTGTTTTTACAATACCACTAGCTGTTATTGTAGTAGCAGTTAATGCTTGTGCAGCAATTGTGCTGCCAGATTGTGCAGTAAAAGTGTTTGCTGTAAATTGAAAATCATCTGCTCCAGCAATTTTAATATCTATTTGATCATCAGTATCTGCTGTAATAGTTGTATCACCATCAGCATCTAAAACTAACTCTCTTCCTTCCATATCAGATGCGCCACCAAATCCTGCATCAACAATATTAGTTCCATCTGAATAAACTAATCTTGTAGTTTTTTCTGATACTCCAAAAGTAATACCAGTTCCTGATGCTGTTTTAAATTGAACAGTGTATGCACCTGATGTGCCGTTAGTTACAATGTAAACTTTTTCTATTGAGTCAGGAACAGTTACAATTGAGTTTCCTGTTATTGTCCCTGTAAGTTTAATTACAGCGTGTCTTGCAACTGATGTTGATTCTGTTGTATCTCCATCTGTAATACTTAACGCTGTTGTACCACCACTAGTTACTGCTTGTTCTACATAACCAGCAATAGATTTTTCTATAATTTGTAAGTTGGTGTTAGTTTTTGTTCCCCATGTACCGGCGTTTTCGCCAGTTGCCATTAGTTCTAAACCCAAATCTGAAAATGATGATGCCATATTTTAATCCTTACGGTGTTGGTGAGTTAACAGGTATTCTGACTGTTCCATCTGTGTAGTCATCTCTTCGTCTTCTACCTATTTGTTCTCCTCCAAATTTTTCAACTTCTTGTCTATATTTTTGTTCGTATAACTGTAACATGTCTGCAGGTCCCTTTAAAAAAGCATAGGTTTCTGCTAGACAACAATATAGCAGACCATTTGGAAAATTCATACTAATATAATTAGTGTCGTTGTTTTCTAATAAAGCTGGTGCTGCGTTGTAATGTATTTTATATGCAAAAGTTGCACTTGGTGTTGGTGACACAATTATAGATCCAGAGTTTGATGAACTTTCTCCAGTTGCCCCTGTATCTAGCATTGCATAATATTTTGGTGTTCCAGTGGTTGTAGTTGCTGAAATATATTCCTCTAAAAAGGTTAAATCTCTTTTTTCTAAATATGTATTAGCACCTGTATAAGTAGATCCCGTTGCAGTATAAACTTGAACTGCTCTAATAAATACAGCTCCTGCTGGCACAGTTACAGTGCCTGTTCCAGATGTAAAATTACCTGTAGATGTTTTTCTATCAGCATCAATTGGCACATCTCTAAATATTCTATATTGAGCATTTAAAATAATATTCTCTAAAACAGAATCTGATAGCACCGTAGAGCTAACTTCTGTGTAGCTTTTTATTTGTGTTTTTAATCCTGATGCGCTTAGTCCTGCCATATTATGCTGTTAAGGTTGCTGGTCCTGATGAACAACCTTCTCCTCCTCCTGATATACCACCAGTTGTAGCAGTATCTGTGTCTACAGTAAAGTGATAGAAATTTTCTGTGTTTGTAATATTTCCACTTGAATCTCTTTTGCCTACAGTTATCGAGTAACCAGCAGCTTTTGCTATATTAGAACCTGTAATACCATCAAAATTAGAAGGGTTTTGAAATCCATCTGGATCAGATGTAATATATCTTGCACCTCTAAATCTTACAGTATCTCCAGTCGATCTTCCGTGGCTTTGTTCTTTTACATTTATAATTCCAGAACTTGCAGCTATGGTTTCAAAAGGATTAGGTACAAGAAGTATTATAACTTCATTTTCTACTCTTTTAGGTCTAGCGTTTTTTAAACCTTGTTGTTCTGCACCTCTATTAGCTCTTAATTCTAATTGAGGATGTTTTTCTTCATACTCAGATATATGCACAAAAGAACCATTCCATTCTGTGACCATTTCTTTATATGGAAACTCCATTCCTGATCTGTCTGATATTGCTTTTGCGTATTTTGCCATAATTAAATATTCGGGTAATAGTTTTTAGGAGTTATGTGAGTGCTCGTAGAAGAACCGTCTTCTGCTAACGCTCTTGCCAACTCATCCTCGTATAATAATTTCATTTGTTGTACCAATTGTGGATTAAATTTTTGTGCTAAATAAAAAGCTAATCCTGAAGCCATACACGGTACAAATCTGTATGGTACGTCTGTTGCATCTGTATAAGTTGAATCTGCATCTTGTATTCTTTTTACATAATAAAAATGTAAGTCTTTAGATGCATTAGTAGAGTCTGCTGTTGGGTAAACAGTTAAAGTTGTTTTGTCTATAAATCTTTGAACAAAATATTGTGCCGGAGTTCCTTTAGTTAATTTATTTGCTAATGCAGAATAAGTTGATCTATCTATTTTCGTTAAAGCAGAATCAGCTTGTGTTGTTGCAGTTCTATTGGTTCTTATAGTTGCTTCTAGAATATCCGCCACACCATAAACATTAGATGTTGCATTAGTGCTAGAACTTGTGCCATCATCGCTTGATCTATAAAATGTGTATTCAGCTTGACCTTCGATTAAGTCAATATTAGTTTCAGCTACTTCCCAGTAGTGCAAACCTCTATTACCCCACTCTTGAAACAATATGTTAAGAGAGCGTCTTGCTGTCTTTAATTGATATCCAGACGTTACTTGTGATCCGATACGCTCGTATGCTTCTGCAATAATATCATCAACTGCAAAGCCCTTATCAAAAATAACTGTGCCGGAAGTTGTATTGGCCATCAGTTACCTCCTAATAAATTTTCTGGAACTCTGCTATAACTGTGTACATGTTACCATCGTCTGCGGCACCAGGTACTACAAAATTAACATCACTTTGGTTACTGTTGCTAGATTTATCTGCAGGTATTCCACCAAATTCTCTAAAGTCCCAATATCCTGCGCCAGTTAAACCAATGATAGGAATATCTCCATCAGAGTCTTCTTCATCTAAACGTGCAAAAGCGTCTCCGCCATCTCCGCCTTGACAAGAATACCAAACTCTAAGTAGTCCTAAGTGAGCTACTGCAGTTCCGTCTTCTCTAGCGTCTAAAGCTGAGACATCACCAAAAACTGTAGTTCCACCTGATCCGTCTGATTGATTTACGATTTTGATAACAACTCTTTTATCGTTTTGCTGTAAAATAGTTGGTCCTGTTACTGTGTCTGCCATTGTTTCCCTCCTTAATTAAGAAACTGTGAGGGCCGAAGCCCTCACATTAATTATTATTACTGATCTGCGAATGCAGGTACATCAGCGCCTTCTTGGTAACCCCAAATATAATAGTTTGTGCTGTCTTTAGCCAAAATATTAATTTCAAATAAACCAAAGTCTGTAAGAGTTAGACTTGAGTTAGAGTTTCCATCAGAATAAACTGATAAGTTATCAGCGTTTGAATCTAAGTGAACAATACCACCAATGAAAAAATTAGTATTTCCTGGTGTTAAAATAATTAGATTTTCTGCTTCTTCTGCAGCGCCACCGTAAATTAATTTAAAGTGTGCACCAGCAACCGGCGCTGGTAATGTGATTGTTCTATTAGCTGCAAGCGCAGGAACTACAAGAGTTCTTCCGCTGTGTGTTGCATTATCAAGTGTTTTGTTTTCATCTCCTAATGCAACAGGTCCATCACCCATAGTGATGATTTCAGTAATCGCTCCAGTTGTAGCATTCTTACTTACTGTTTTAACTGTACTTTCAGATCTTATAGGACCCGAAAAAGTTGTGTTTGCCATAATATTCCTCCTAGAATATTTGAATATAGTCCCTAGGGGCATGTCGACTATACGCGTCTATATTCATTTTATTTTTTATGTATAGTGTTGCAAAGATACAACAAATTTATATGAAGTGCAAGAGAGCCTGTAAAGAAAATACGATTTTCGTGATGTAGCTTTTTATTAAGTAGCTACTGAAACTTCGGGGGCAGCGTCTTCAATTTTGTTAGTGCTGTGTGCTAATTCTGCTTCTTTCATTTTAATGTCAGCAATTAGCGCTCTAACTTTATGGTCAATCCTAACCATATCGAGAGTGTACTTACCCGATTTGAGATGCTCCTGTTCCCAGTTCAACTCCAAGGACCTCTTTTGTTTGTATAGGTCTTGTAAGTCCATCATCTTTGACCTCCTCAAAAGTCAACCATTTAAGTCTCCGATCATAAAAATCGGATTTCTCCCAATTAATATCATTTTTTCCTAGTTTGTCAAGGATAGCATTCTCAATACTTTCAGGGATATCTTTAGCCATAACTGTAAATTCAGTAATATAGCCATATGCAGTGATTTTAATTAAGAATTTTTTCATTGGTTTTTAGATGTTGCAAAAAAAATGAGGCGAGATTGTGGCCCGCCTCATTAATTAATTATTTAGATTACGCTCCTGGTGATCCGAAAATACCTCTAGGGTCTGAGAATCCAAATGAATATCTCTCTCTAGCTTTGTATTTAACGTTGCCAGTT